TGGTTTTGACGGCCGCTTTAATCATTTTACTCATTGCACTGTTGGCAGCGATTTTATCGTCAGCATCAGCTTCATCGTAAATAGCGACAGGTTGTGTCATGACTTTGGTGTCACTTGTCAAAAAAAGTACCTTATGCGTGTTTGCAGGTAAGCCCGCACGCTGAGTATTAATATTGACATCGGTATACATGCCTGGAGTTTTAATACCTGTTTGTACCATGTTTATTATTCCTTCAGGTTGACCAAATCACTTTCATCGACGTGACCGTCGTTAGGCTGATAGTAATAGTCAATATTGATTTTTTGGATTTCTGCTTCAGTGTCTTCTTCTTCACGGTCCCGATCTGATGCTTTGAAGATGAATCCTGTTGTGAACTCTTGAGCGATTACACTGATTGATTGCCCGCGAACAATCGTATTGAAGATGGTTTTAGCCTTACCTAGCTCTAATGGATCTAAGCCAGCAAGCCCTACGCTTTTTAGGGTGTTATTAGTTAATAGCTTGCGAACATGCTTTAACATTGTATAAGTACCAATGTCTGCACCTGCACCATGTCGTCGGGCTTCTTCATTACGTACAGATGAAGCACCTACAAGAACAACCACTTTGACCGAATCTTTTACTTTGCTATGGGACAGTTTTTCAGGTGAACCATCTGAGCCAGCAGTTGTGACCCAAATCGCAGGGAAGCGCCTTACAACACCCAGTAAGTCTTCATCAAACTCACCCCCATAACTTTTAACAGTAGCAAGCCAAGGCCATTTCCCAGAAGTTTGCTGCTGTGCGAGCAAGTCCTTTATCGATTGTTCAATATCGTCATATCCAATCACCAGCCACGCCCTCCAAAGTCTTTACGACCCACCGTCATAACAATGGCATTGTTAGAGGATTGGATCGGGGCAGTTTGTCCTGTTGGATTACCACCAATTTGAATCGTCCCTTTTGAAATTTCTTTCAATGTTTTAAGGGCAGCTTCATAACGGGTTTTGATCGGACTATTTTCAGACATTGCACCAGTAGAGGCGTGATAGCGTGTCATATCACACGCTATCGACTGGAGAAATGGGGGAACAGTTTGCAACGGCAATGAATAACGTGCCATGTAGCCTTCAATTTCACTGTTTGCTTGTTGCATGGCAGCATTTAAACGAGTCATATTGATTTCTTGTTCATATTGATTTCTTGTACATAAGGTGGCTCAGTAACAGTAAGTTCAATCAACTCACGTTCACCAAATTTGTCACGCATTGCGTCTAGGGTTGCAAACATGTCTGTACTCCCAATTAGTCCACAGTACCATCAGAGCCAAACACTAATTGCCAGTGACCAAAACCAGCTTCACCACGTGCCTCTGCACCAAATTTGAATTCACCTTCCATGAACACAGCATCAGAATCTGTAGAAGTTTGTTGTACAAAATTTGGCTTTTTACGTGGCTGGTAAATGAATGGTTTTAGGGGTTTGGTGGTATCTAATAAGAACCAAGCATTTGGATCTGTTAAGCGACCAGAAACCTTCACCTTTGCTGTGCCTTTATATGGGTTGGGCTTACCATCTTCGAGCTTATCAAGATTCATTAAAGAATTAGCGACAGCCTCTAACGCTGGAGGTACAAGCAAAATGTTCGGACGCACATTCAATGGACGACCTTCTTCATCTTTCAATGACATCATTGCAGTACGCGCTGCACCATAAGAGGCTTGAGCTTTTGCAAAAGTTTCAACTGAAAGCTTTTTGGTTCCTTTGTTACTAGCTACGGATTTACCATTCGGATGGTTTGATGCAACAAAAGGCTTCCCGTCATAGCACTTTTTAGTGAAGCTGTTATTTACTGCGCCATAGACGAGTTCATCAGGCCATTGCTTAGCTGCGTGCCCAGCACCTTCAGCTTGTGCTTTATAGATACCCAATTGGTCATCTTCAATATCATCACGCTTCACTGCAACGGTGGACTCGTAGGATTTATTGACAATTACATAGTTGTACTCGGACAACTTTTTGACTTGTTTCTTTCCAACCCATTCCTTCATGCCAGGGAAGTTTGATAACCATGTATAGTCATTGGCCTTGGTTGTACTTGGAACTTCTGAGGCAATCTCAGGCCATTCAGCTTCACCCGCAGCAAAGGCATTGGTAAAAGCTGTTTTTAGGCCAATGAATAACCCCGCAATTACTGCACCATTAATTTTCATGCTACCCATACCCCTTCATTTGTGATTTCCAAAACAACACCACATTCAGACTTAGTATCTGCTGCTGATGTTTTACAGACCGTGGTTGCATCATTGATGTAACACTTCTTACCTACCGATGCTTGGTCTACAGCATCGGCACCTGAGTTATCTAAAAGGAAAGCGGCATGTGTGCGAACCAAAACGGAAACATCTCCATCTGCGCCACCTGTGTTATCGATGGTTTCATCGAATACACCTAAATAGGTTAGATCTGTTGCTGTCTTTCCTTGCTCTGCATAGCCCGCTGCATCAACAACAGCAATATGACCTGCAAGAACAATGACATTTGCTTTCACACCAACACGAATGAGCCCCAAATCACGACGAGGCGTTTGTCGATCAGCACCACTTAAAATACTGCTCATGCATTTACTCCAGGTAATTCAACCCCCATTGCTGCGGCAACTTCTAATGCTTCAGCTGTATACGTTGGATGTTGATGGTTCGCAGCAATCTGAGTCTGTTGCGTTTGTTGTTGGGTTAAAGCTGCAATTTTTGGCAACTCACTTAAGTAGGTAAGCGTTCCCGCTGCATCGCTCTTACCACGTTGACGTACCCAAGCAATGGTGGCTTCACCTGTTAGGCGACCATCCGAACAAGCTGCTGTAATCGCATCTTCGAGTTCTTTTTCTTGGGTATTTGATACAATCGAAGCACGTGCAGCGACAGCTTCTTGGTACACAGCCATCGGAACCCATTGCTTCGAATCTGGTGAAGTCTGAGAATTTGCAGCAAGTTTGGTTTGCAGTTCGCTTAAAACATCAAATAGGTTTTGCCCATTTGCAGCGACAACAACGCCAGTCTTTTCTTTAATTTGCGCTGACAACTTATTCAATTCAGCCAATACTTCTTCAGCAGTAGCAGACAATGGTAAGTTCAACATCCAGCGCAACTGTTCTAGTAATTCATCCATCGATGAGTCCTTTATAGTTGTTACAGACAATAATTCCTGTGCCGCAGCTGCCAATTGAGCTTCGGGTAAGGTGTCGAGATTTGGAGTATTGGTGAGGGCAACAGAGAGTAGGTTTAGAACCTCCCCAGATTTGCTGTACATAAAAACAGGGGAGAGATATTTGTATTCACCCGACGAGATATAGCCCTGTGCTTTATCTGTCCATTCAAATTGAGTACTACATACGCCTACTCCGGGAACATAAATCCAGCCTTCAGGTTTCAACCAACCAGATGCTGGTGCAGGCTCACCGGACTGAGCTGCTTTCAATGTGCCGTGCTCATAATCAATCACCAAATCAATTTGACGATTAGAAAGTGCAGCAACAATAGCTTCACCGCGCTGTTGAGTTAGACTCCAATGCGGTACATCATTTGGACGACCATCAAGACCCTTAAAGTTTCCTTCAGGTATAATGACTAAACGCCCAGCAGACTCAGTGGATAAACTCATTGCACAGGCAGCAATAAGGGGTTTGATCTTCATGCCATTGCATCAATAACTAATGAGACTTGAGCATAAAAAAGATGAGGGGGTTTTATAGGTGGAAGACGTTCCTAATTTTCAAAAATCTTAATTCTTCTTGTTATGCGTTTTAAGCTAGATTCATTATTAAAATGAACAATCACTCAGACTTAAAATAAAGATACAAAACACGATCATCTAACGGCTATCTAACGCTATGCAAAGGCTAGTCAAAGAGTTTTTCATAGAAATAAACAACATCATCGTAAATTGCAGCAGAAGCTTCAGCCTGTAAATTGCCATCTGCATCCATAGGCATATAGGGACGCGCAGGCATTGGAATGTCGTGCGGCTTGGTTACACCAGTCGTCGGGCCCGAAAAAGCATTACTCACAAAAACGGCCATGCCACTGCCAATCACCTGATAACGTGTACCGCCAGGATGTTTAATCGTCCCTCCAAATTGATGAATTGCAGAGTAAGGTAGGTTGGAGCTGATACCTGCTTCAGTATCACTGTAAAAAGGTTGGACACTTTCGCGCAAATGATTTGATTGACTGAGTATTTTTCCTTGTTTACGGACTTTCAAATAAGCCGCACTTAAACC